CCACCCGAAGCCTCGCCATTCGCGAAACCGTGAACCCAAACTCTTCCTTCAGCGTTTCGAGTTCAACTGCGAACTTGTCCCTCTGTGCGTCGGTGTACTTGTCGCTGCGAATGGCCCGCTGACGCATCCCAATCTGCTCTTGGGTGTCGAGCGCGTGGTAGCGTTGCCCCTCAATGCTGTCGAACGGAACATTGGGGCGATCGATCTGATGTGATTGCAGGTCATTGGTCGGTATGTCCTCATGGCGAACCGAACGAGGCCCGCCGCTTCCGCCCTGGTACTGGTTGCCGCGGAAAGGGTGGCCCTCTGCCTCACCCTTGTGGATGCCGTCACCGTCACCTTCGCCATCCCAACTTTTCCCCTCGTAGCGATTCGTTACGTACTGCGGGGCTTGCTCTTCGGAGAGGAGCATGTCTTCCGGCCTCATGTCGAACTCGGCCAGGTAGTCCTTCAGCTCCTCTGGCGCAAGCTCCATCTCTCCGTCAGGGACCATGAAGCATCGGCAGTTGATGATCTCCGCCGGCTCGCTGCACTCGGGATCGCATGCGAAGCGGAGCGTGTAGTCGGCATCGTCGGCGAGCGTCGCGTAGTTGAAGCCCACCGGCTTTGGCGTCGCCTCAGCGTAAATGACGTGGGTCAGCCTGACGCGCTCGTCCTTCGCATTGACCCAGGATTGAAGCTCGGCGATCTCGTGCATCAGGTAGTCACGCACGCTGTTGACTGCGCCGTTCGTTTCGGTCAGCGCGATGCCGTCCGTGCGGGCCCCGAGGATATCGTTCCACTCCTCGTCTATCAGGTCTGCGACCTCGTCGCTGTCGAGCTTGTCGGAGACGGCCTCGGCCAGCACGCTCTGCAAGGCATCGAACGTCGTGGAGACGGTATCGGAGATGCGCTTGGAGAAGGTGCGCTCTAGGCTGACTACTACCCGCCCCGCCCTGTCCCGCTTGGCCTTCGTGATGATGCCGTTCGCCACCTTCTCGCGAATCGACTTCGTGCCGAGGAGGAACTGCCGGCCGCCGGCCGCGATGGCGCTCCTGTACGCTGGAGCCATGGCGTCAACGACCTTGGCCTGCCACTCGGCAAGGTTGAAGGGCCGCTTGGCCGTGTTGCGAACGGCCTCGCGGAGATCGCCCATGACAGATCGGTAGTCTCTGGCGAATCGCGCCTCAAGCGGGGAGGTGAACTTGACGTGTCTCCGCCAGAGGGCTTCTGGGCGGACGCGGGCTCGCATCCACCGATTCTAGCTCAATACGGGAAATCGTCGACCATTTGCTCCGCCTCGATCTCACGCTGTAGCATGGCCAGCGCCCGCCATGCGACCTTGGCCGAATGCCGAACCCCGTCAGAGTCCAGCTTGCCGCGTTCGAGGAGGTGCCGGACTAGGGCGTCGGCCTCGTCGGTGGACTTCTCTTTTGCCCAGTGGAGCGGCTGGCCTGGGTTGTGCTGATCGTTTCCGACCCTTGAGCAACGCGCGACCTCTAGCAGAGCGAGCGGGAAGTAGTCGAGCACTCCGGTCGTGATCGGGAGCGCCTTCCTGGCCTGTGCGTCCTGGGGAATCATTTCTCTCCCTCAATGATCGCTGACCCGAGAAGCTTGTAGAGGTGGGCCTTCTCGCGCCACGACATTCTGTTCCAGCGCATCTCCTCGTATGCCGCGACTCTATCCTCCGGCCAGTCGGGGTGCCTGACGTGTGTCAGCTCGTGTAGCAGCGTCTTGGCCGGGAGAGGCATCCGCGGGTCGATCCACACCGTTCGCATCGGCTTGTCGGCCAGGCCTTGCGTGTGCGCCTCGAAAAGCGGGTCGGATCTCCGGGCCCCGTATCTGGCCGTGGGGGCCATGATGATCCGAACCGCTGGTCTCACTTGAACATTTCAGGAGTAACGGAGTGCCTGGCAACCTCTCCGAATTCTTTGTGAACCACGATAGCCTTCATCTCGCGCCTGGAGCGAAACCCTTTCTGTGACGCCCAAGCGTCGGCCGGGGCCAAGATGCGAAACGATTCCACGGTGACCTTTTCGAAGTCTTTGACGCTTTGATGGTGAATGTGTCCGGTCCAAAAGTATCGGTGCTCTGTTCTGCCCCACGCTTGCGGCATGTCGGCCGCCATGATGCTTGGCAACCGTTCCGCTTTCGCCTCATGGCCATGGTGGGTTCCAATGAGCGTTTTCCCAAACTCGAAGTAGTGAAAGAATCGCGGAGACGTGTCGATCGTGATGCGCGGGTTGTCCTCGTAGATGTTCGCAAGAGCCTCCATCAGGAAGATGGACGACGACAGGTCGTGGTTGCCAATTTCCACGATGACGTGGACCTTCTGGTATTTTCTCGCGGCCGTCTCGATCATGTGACGCATGGACCGAATTGCTGCGCGTACCATCTTTGGAAAGCGGGTGTCGGCGTCCAGCAGGTTTCGACTCGTTGGAGTGACTGCCGCGAAACCGTCGAAATGCAGGAAGTCTCCCAGGAAGGCGATGAGGGCCTGCTCAGACTGCGGGCAAACAGAAACCAAGTGATCGGTTGCGGCGCTCAGGAGTGATTCGGCTAGCTTTACGTCCCACGCCCCGCCAGTCTCTTCAGGCCACGAAAGCATGCCGAGATGATGGTCGCCTACCGGAAAACAGGCCATCACGTCGGAGTGAGAGCCTTCCGGGGCCGGTATCTCGGGCACGCGCGGGAGAGTCTCGGCTAGAGCCTGGGCGGCTTCGAGCCAAGCAAGCTGTTGCTGGACGGCCTCCGGCTTCTCGGCGACCCACTGCTGAGTGACCCTGCCCTGCTGATCGTAGAGTGTGGAGACCTTCGTAATGGTCTTCGGGTCTGGAAGCTGGACACGAGTCTCCGGGTCCAGTCCCTCCATGCGGCTCTTGTTCCATACGCGCTCAACTTCGCCGTCCTGTCCGTAGAGGACCGACGTGCCTTTCGACACCAGCCCTTCGGGAAGCGGGTGGGTCAGGTCGTGCGCTGGAGCGTACCCGCTCTGTGCGGCCCGCCTGAAGAGGGCGAAGACGTTCCCCTTGACGGTGGTCCTTGTCAGGCCGAGGATCCGCGCCGCCGCCCGATACCCGCCCTGCTCGATCACTACCCGGTAGGTTTCCCACTGCCGATCCGTTGCAAACGCCTTCAGGCCCTCGTCAAGCGTGGTCGGGACCGATACCGGTGGGAGCTTTGCTGATCCTCCGCGCGCCCTCACTCGTACGAACCATCGCGGGCCAGGGCGGGCAAGGCCGGGGCCGGCTCTCCAACAATCGGCTTTGCGAGTCGCTCCATGCGGGCCGCGCGCTCGCTCACTCTGGCATCGTAGGCGGCGAGGGACTCTGCCGTAACCTCAACGCTTATTTTTGCGCCGGCCTTCGCGCCAGACTCTTTCTCCGATGAGCGCTCCACGCTTGACGCGCGAGGGAAGCCCTTTGGCCCTTTGTTCGATCGTTCGTACCGCGAAATCATGGAGCTTCCCCTTGTCTCGTCCGGTATCGGACGAAGGCACGCCATCGAGCGATTCGATAGGCTGCCCGTTCTTGACATAGACGAACCTGGCCCGACCCTTGTTCCGTTCTGCGAAGGCTGCGTGATTCTTTGCTCCGATCACGTAAGAATCTGCGAAGACCTTGGAGTCAACCATCCGGCCGTCCTTCGGCTTCATCGCGCGAGCGACGACACCGCGGGCAGGCCGGCCGGTCTTCGGGTCTCCCTCGTCGGCCCAGGATACTTCCGGGTCGGCCGAGACGTAGGCGTATGTGACCTTGATGCCGCGCGCCTCGGCCTCCTTTAAGATCCAGGGGTTCTCGGTTGCGTTCTGGTCCCCCGCCGAGTCCCACACCGCTCCGTACAGCTTCTTGTTGAAGTCAGTGTAGCCCTCGCCGGCCAACGTTTCAAGCGCGTATCCCTTGCCGGCCCCGCAACCGCCTACCGTGACGAGGATGCCCTTCGCTTTCTCCTCGTCGCTCATAGAGTCAAGATGCTGGACGAAGGCCCGTTTGGCAATCGCGTTTGCGGTCTGATGGAGGGCAACGTTCATGGTGGAGCGGAACTCGGCCCGCTTCTCCTGGTCGGCCCCTTCGCCCTTCCAGCCGGCATGGAGCATCTTCGCCGCATCCGTCTCGAACGTGGGGGGCGGATCGCCTTTCACCATCGCCAGGTACTTGCCCGCCGCTCCATCGGGGTCTTGCTCGAATGCATCGGCGAACTCAGTCTCGACAGCGCGCTCGTCGGGAGTGAGGTTGGGCAGGCGGCCAACGGTGGGAGGTGGCGGGACTTCGAAGGCGGGAACGCCAACGCGCGCGGCATCGGTCACGCCGTCTCCGTCGCTGTCCTGAGTGGTGATCGGGTCGTAGTCTCCGCCCTCCGTCGTCGTCTCGTTCTTGATGGCCAGGACGAGCGGATCATTGCCGGGATCGTCGCCCCCGCCTTGGCCTCCGGTCCACTGGTTCCCGCGGAACTCGTGGCCTTCAAGGTCTCCCTTCTCCACGTGGCCGCCCTGGTTGGGGTCGAGACCCTTTCTTTGCCCCGCCGCCTTCTCGTTCGTCTTGTGTGACGTGAAGCCGTTGGGGGTGATGTGTCCATACTCAAGCTGGTCGTGCTCTTTTGCGAGGGCCCGCGCTTCTTCGGCGGTATCCTTGCGAACGCTCACGTCGAGGTAGGTGTGATTGTCTTCGGGGTTGTACCATCCGCCTAGGTAGTGATCGGGCCGTGAGAGCAAGTCGGCATTCTTGCCGGCGTAAGCCTCAATATCTGCGAACTTGGCCCGGCCCTCGATCTTGCCTTCTCGCGCTTTATAGGGGCTGACCATCCAGCCTTCCTTGACGTGCTCTCCGGTCCGAGTGCTTACCGAGAATCCGCCATCCTCGCGCAGCTTGCCGACCAGGTCCACGATGTATTCGCGCGGGTCTGCCACTTCCGGCTCGGACAGTCTACCCGCGCGAATGGCGCTGCTGGCGGCATCTCTGTCACGCGCAAGGGGAGTTTTGCCGCCCCTCTCCCCACCCCCACCGTCGGTCCACTGGTTACCTCTGAACTCGTGGCCAGAGGCTTCACCTTTTGGGATCAAGTCTCCGCTGGCGAGCCACCGCCCGATGGACTTGGCCACGTCGGGCGGCAGGGTGACTTCTGGGAGCTTCCGCCGGCCGGCGAGGGCCTTGGTCAGCATGGCCGCCGGCGAGGGCCCCACGCCCTTGGGCGGACCTGGAGACGGCAAGCCGGGCACCGTCAAGCCGATTGGCGCGGGCCCGGCCGGCACCCCCGACTCTGCTGATCCTGGAGCGCTTGGGACCGAAAGGTGCATAGTCGGCGCGCCAGGTACGTTGATCCCGCCCTCGAAGCCGGGTTGACTCAGGCCGCCCGCTGCACCGGGGGCCCCTGGCACGGGCGCGGCCGGAGTGACTAGCGACGGGACGAAAGCACCGTTGACGAAGAAAAACGAGCCCCCCTCTTCCTCGGTCAGGGCCGGCTGACCCGCCATCTTGCGCTTTTCGTTGACCCGGAAGACCTCAGGCGAGGCCGAGACAACCTGAAGCGCATACGCCTTGTCTTCCTCGACGGGCGACACGTAGTCGAGGACGGCGCGGTCGTCGTACTCGAACAGCACCTGTGTTTCGAGGAACTCGCGCCAGACCTCGGCGCGCGGCTCGATCAAGTGCTTGTTGAAGATGAACTCGGCGGCCTCGATGGTTGACCTGTTGGACTGGTCCTGGATGCCGAGCATTTCGGGAGGCATGCCTGGCACTTGGCGAATGCTGTCGCGGAGGCTCTTGCGCAGCTCCATGACTTGCATCTCGCGGAAGTCGAACCCGATCTGTTGGACGTCGGCCTCGACGTTGACAAAGTGGGACTTCAGAACGTTGGCCACACCCTGAAGGTTGGCTGCCCACTCGTTCCGGAACGCCTGAAGCTCCGTGTCGCTCGCGCTCGGAACGCTCACGAGCACGTCGGGCCTGTTGCGGTTGTAGAACGAATAGCCGATCATCTTGGCCGCGTTCTCGTCCGCGTCCAGCTCGTCGTTGAGCGAGTAGAACAGGCCAACCCCGCGCGAGTAGGGGTTGACCGGGTCGGGGTCTTTCAGCCAGAGCACCTCGGACATTGGCACGTTGTTCATTTGCAGGCCGAGGTGCCTGATCTCGAAGGTCGGGTTGTCGGGAGTGGGCACACGCTTTACCCACTGCGGAGGAACGGGCCACAGCGCGGTCGGCAGCGGGCGGCCCTGCTGACCCTTGATCCAGCCGTCGCGCGGGCCGCGGTCAACGACGAAGAAGACCTCTCCGACGATTTCGTAGTAGACCTGGGCCAGCTTGCGCGCCGCGCCGCCGGGCAGCGCCGGGCACGGGTTCTTCCACAGGGTCAGGAACGGATGGTCGAACACGGGTTCGGCCTGGCCATCCTCGGTGAGGGCGGCCAGCGCCTTCCGCCTGTACGCGAGATTGCCCTTTTGGACGTTGGGCATCTTGACGGTGAAGCCGTTTGCATCCATCGTCCGGGTGATGCCCCACTCCAGGGACGAAACGCCCTGCGCGATCTTGGCCACGTTGGCGCGCAGCCAAGGCATGGTGTTATAGGCGCTGAGCCAGTCTTCGCCCTGTTTCGGCCTGGTCTGCCCGCTGTTGGCGGTAACGCCCTTGACGATTTCTCGGCCCTGCGAAACGCCGCCGACCACGACCTGAATGCCGCCCTTGATGCGCTGCCAAAATCCCATGGTGCTCCCTCTTAGGCGCTCGCGAATGAGAACCGGGCCCGCTTGAAGCCTGCCATGTAGGCCAGGGCCATAGCGCAGACCGAATCAGGCAAGTGGTGCTGATTGCCGCTCTTGAACAAGTCGTCAACTCCCGCGTAACGGTGTTCACCATACACCGAAGGCGTCGTGCCCGCCCCGTTCAGTCGAGGCGCTTTCATCTCGCCGCTCTCAACCGCCTTGACGTAATCGGTGAGAAGCTCGTACCGGTCACGGCCAACGAGTAGGACCGCCTCCGCCTTCGTTCCCTTCATCATACCGTGGACTACGTCTCCGCCCCCCGTTGCGTCGTGCGCGGCCCTGCCTGGGTATCGCCTGACTCGCTTCTCGAAGCGGTCGATCATGGCCGGCCACTCGCGCCGCCTCAGAAGCTCCATGGCAACGAGCCGAGCGGGACGCACGTCGATTCGCAGCGTCGCGATCACGGTGTGGTCTACCTTTCGGGCCCAGTCCGCCCCTGTCGAGTATCTCCCGACCTTCATGTCGGGCGGCTCGAACTCGTAGTAGCGCCCCTCTGCCAGGTCGAACGTCCCAAGCTTTGGGTCAAACATCTGGTCAACGCGCTCGGTCATGAATGCGCGGCCTTCCGGGTTTGGCTCTTGACCTTCGTACTCTGCGGCCCACATCGCATCCGTGATGACGAGCCGCTTGCGCTCCACCTCTTCCGGATCGAGCCACCCGTAGGGGTTTGATGGCGTCTTCATCGTTTCGCGATAGCACCACTCGTGGACCTTCCACCCGCGGCGCGCGGCCCGGCGAAGGATTTCCGTCATGGTCCCGTCTGCGTTTTGATGCGTCGAGCTTGCAACGATGCCGGCGCGGACGCCTGGCCTGTCCATCGGTTGCGGCAGTGCGGCATCGAAGATTTCGAGGTCCATCTCGTCAACCTCGTCCAGGAGCAAGCGGTTGGGGTGAGGTCCGCGGACCGATCGCTGGGAGGCCATGAGCGCTTGCAGCTTCGCTCCCCCGCTGTAGCGAGTGATGTAGCCAAGCTCAGACACCAGCCTGTCGCGTGGGTAGTTTCGGGCCATGTGCAGATTCGAGATGGTCTCAAGCACGCGCCTGGACTGCTGACCCGATCCGCCCAACAGATTCACGTCGGCCCCAAGCGTGAGCGACATGACGTCTCCGAGCGTGGAGAGCAAGAACGACTTTCCTCCGAACCCGCGGCTCGCCTTCCAGACGACGACTGGAGAGACGGCATAGTAAGCGTCCAGGAATGCGTCCCATGGCGTCGAGTGATTGGGGCATACCTTGATGTTGGGAATCACCATGCCGTCGTAGGTTCGATTGATGAACAGTGCAAGCTTGCGCACTGACGCGAACCCGCCGGGCCAGACGTACGTCTTCCGGCTCACTTGCTCACCTCTGCGTCAACGATGCCAGGATCGGGAGAGCCTGGCGGCAACAGCCCAACCCCTTGCTCCGCGTACCCCCTCGGGATCGAGCCGATCCATGGCACGTCGTCGTCCAGGTCGGCATTGTTCACGATCATCAGGGCGTTACCGGGCGCAACCTCGGGCAGCCTGCCTCTCGCTGCGCCGGCCTTGTCTTCGCCAAGCCCGAAGATGCGACCCTCCTGCGCTTGCGCCTGTAGGATGGCCTGAAGTAGGCGGGCCTCGGCCTCGGGGGCCGTGGCCTGCGTGATCTCTACCGGCCGTTCGACCTCGCGCCCTTCGATGATGACTTTTCTCAGAACCTGCGACACCTTGCCGCGATCCTTCACGCGGTTGTAGGCCGCCCACAACTCAGTCTGTAGGCGATGGTTCTTTGCGAGGAGTCGGCCCCTGTACGTGGTGGCCGCAGCCTCGTACACCTTCTGCGCGTCGCGCATGGACTTCGCGATTGCAGCCTTCACCTGCGACACTGAGATCCCAAGCGCCGTCGCGATCTCGCCTTGATGGTCGCCCTTCAAGACCAGCTCCATCACGGCGGCCTTTCGGTCCGCCATGACGGCCTTCTGAGCCACTCGGGAGAGGGTGCGGGCGTCCGCCAGCACCAGCTTGTTCATTGCGCGTGCGCCTGCCGTTGGTTAACGATCCGCTGAAGCTTTTGCATGGCCTCGAAGCTGCCACGCATCAACTTGTCGCGAACCCAGTCGTAGGTAAGCTCGATCGAGGACCACTGGTAGTGGCAATCGAGGCACTTCATGCGACGCGACCTCCCCACGGATACCGGCCTGGATCGCTTCACGGAGACCGTTTGTTTGAGACAGCGCGGACACGTCTTCTTCTGTTGATTGGTCATTGCCCCGCCAGGTAGTCCGCCGCGAATAGCTCTATCGCGCGCGAGGGCGAGATGCTCTGGTCGCCCTGGGTTTGGCGCAGCCTCATGACAGCGCCCTCGATGATGATTGCTTGATCCGCAGTGAAAACGATCGTGACGAAGGATTCATCCTTCTCGCGCCTTGGTGGCTCCGGGGCCCCGCTCTTTCCGAAGGCCATTGTGGCCACGGCCTCAAGCTCTGCGGTGTTGAATCCTGTTGCTGGCTTCAGGCGCGCAGGGACCGACGCGAGCGAGGAGCGCAACGCCTCGGCGTTCCACATCGCTAGGTCGCCAGTCTGGTTGTCGGCTATCGCGTACGCGCGCGCCTCCGACTCGTCCAGATCATCAGCACGAGCAATGGCAACCTCGGCCCAGCCTTCGGCCAACGCGGCAGTCAATAGACCGTTGCCGGCAATCACCACATCGCCCCTGACGACTACGGGCTTACGTTGTCCGAACTCGCGGAGACTCGCCCTGATGGCTTCGAGGTTCCGCTCGGGGTGCCGCCTCGCGTTCTCAGCGTCAAGTCGTAGGCCGCTGATTGTCGCAAGGAGGGGGCGAAGATCCTCCGCCCCCCGCCACTGCGCGTCCGGCAAGTTACCCTGCGATCGTGTAGATCGTGTGGTTTGCCGACGCTTCGATCTCTTGGTGCCGTTGGTCGCCCTCGTAGAGCGAGATCTCGTGATCCACGATGTAGCCTTCGGTCGATAGCAGCGCTGACGCCTTCGTGCCCGCGCGTGCCTGCTGGCCAGCCTTGTAGAGCTTGTGCAGGAACCCGATCACGGCCACAGCCGCGCCGGCCGCCTTGGCCGCCGACTCGAAGTCCCACGCCTCGGGGGCCCAGTTGAGCGCCCCGAGCACGGCTCCAACTAGGCCGGTGGCCTGGCTGCCCGTCGCCGCGTCGTAGACGGCCGCGCCGAACAGGAGCGCCGTGCCGATCATGAGCTTCCAGCCGTCGAGGAGCTGCAACGTCTTCTTCATCGCGCCATCCTTGCCGCTCCGGATTTCGTTTGCCTCTCCGCGGAGCCATCGGAGAGCGAGCTTTTGAACGATCGAGCGCTTGAGGTTGCCGAGTCCCATCAGAAGTCCTTAAGGCTCCTCAGGTCGCCCATGCTGGCGGGTACGATCGCTCGGGCCCGCTTGTCGAGCGTGCTGACTACGATCGCCGCAACGTACTTTGCGGTGGTCTGATCGAGTGCGCCCTGGAGCAACTGGCGCATGAGCGCGGGATCTTTCGGCCCCGTGATTGATGCGCCGCCGTCCTTGTGAACGCGAATAATGACGACCACGTCGCCCTCGGGCGTGTTGTCCGTGGGTCCGATGCCCTTCTCTTCTGCCTCCACGCGAAGCCTCCCTTTCGACTCTCTGCCCATCAGGGCAACCTTACGACTCGGAGTCTGCGCCGGCCGAACCTGCGCGCGGCCTCGCACGACTCCATGAAAACGTCCAGCCTACGCCCGCGGATGGACCGCCCCGTATCCTCAGCGTATCGAACCCCTACTCCCTCGATGTGGAGCGAGGACAGGAGCGGAATCACGCGCGGGTCTACGGCCACGGTGCGGAGGTGGTGCGGGAACCGTTCCGTCTGCGTTAGACCGTCTCCTCCGCACCCTGCGGCGTAAGCGGTCACGATGAACCACACCCCTACGCCTACGACCACTATTCGGGGCCATTGCGTTCCCACCCCACCGCCCGAATCAGCACTGCGGCCACGAACGGGGCGAACGCGATGATCGGGATCACGCTGGCCCCGAATACGAAGTGCAGAGAGAGTGCCGTACAGAAGCCGCCGAGGATGATCCTTCGCGCGGGTGCGAACCTGACCGGGACAATGATCAGGCCGTAGTCGCCGGGCCTGACCGGAGGACAGATCGAGGACACGCGGTGGGCCCGCTTCTTCACGCCGAAGGCCCACCATACGAACTCTGAGAACGTTCCGCCTCGAACGTACTCTCGCTTGGAGATGGCCGCGAAAAGCTCCAACGGCAGAAACCCTACCAGGAGCGCCGCGAGCCAGTACCAGTAGACCGGCGAGAAGTCGATCACCGCGAGAACGGGCCGCCGGGCTTCGAGTCGAACTTGGTCATGCCGGGGCCGGTCTGCCCGATGCCGGGGCCCTGGTTGAGGTTGACGTCCACTCCGCCGACCTTGACTGTCACGCCCTTGAGCATGGCCAGGATGCGGCCGAGCCACGACTTCGGATTCACGAACGACCTGAGCACGTCTCCAACCGGTACACCCATGTCACTTGCCTCCTGCTAAGGTGACAAGTATAACCCGCTACAGGATTTCGGCGACCAAATGGAACACCATGCGCTTCTTGCCCTGTTGCAGCGTCACGAGTATGTCGTGCCGTCCCTGGCCTAGGAATCCGACAATGCGCTCGCTCACGAAGTAGTCGGCGGGCTCGTCTGGATCACAGTCTGAGAGTCGCTTCGAAGTCAGCATCGGGGCCCACTCCACGACGAACTCCGGGCAGTTCCAGTCTTCGGTGGGATGGTCGATTCGGCCAACCAGCACGACCTTGACCGGGGCCTGACCGAGGATGGTCCTGTTGATCGTGAAGCCGTTGACGGTCACGCGGGTTCCCGTCTTGTCTGCGGCCGAAGCTACCGTGGCCATGATAGCTAACATGGCCATGGCGGACAGGAGCTTCATGGCTTCTGCGCCGTGGCCTGGGCCTGAGCCATCGCGGCCAAGACGTCGTCCACCTTGCGCTCGATCGAGTCGAGGCGTCGCTCCACGCTTGCGTCTCCCGCGCGAGCAACCGCGGCCTCGGAGTGCTGGCTCATGAAGGCAACCGTGAAGGCAAGCGTGACGATTGCGATGGCCGCCCAGATCGCCGTGAACTTTCCATTTCCGTTCGTAATCGTCATGTCGTCAGACTCCTCTGGTGCCGGCGGAAGGTAGGGGCAAGGCCACTTTGGCTGTTCGATCTGGATAGGCTCTGGGACGACGAGTGGAACCGTGAGTCGTGCGATGCAAGGCGAGCAAAGGAATCGTCCATGTGACGGAT